GAATCGTTAAACCCATTAGAATTATAAGTTGGTGGAAATTCACCAGCTATATCTATGGCACTTTGTAATGTGTTTGGTATATCATCAGATATGTCTTTGTAAATTTCAATTGGTTCTCCATCAGGAAAATTTGGATTTCCTTGTTTCAACCAAATAAATTTACCGAAATCAAAACCAGTTTCTTCTATTGGTACTAGATGACCATTATCACCACTTGGTAAATAATCTGTTGATTGACTACTTGGATCATAATCAGGATTTTGTTCCCAACCACCACCATTCCATACCCATTGTCCTTGTGGACTTAGAGTACCTACAAGTGGATTTACTGGTGACCATCCATCTGGCGCTCCAGTAGGTTCTGTTTCAATTGGTGGTGTGGTTACAGTATTGACATATCCCATTTCAGGACCTGATATCAAAAGTCTTACCGTTGGTGCATTGGGACTAAATGCTGGAAAACTAGTCAAGTCATCAAATCTATAATTATCAGGATTAGGTGCTCCACCTAACTGACCACCTAGAGCAGTAGCAAATTTAAAAGGTCCATATCTTAGAGCATCACCAAAATTATTTTCAAAATCAACAGTGTTGTTGAAGTTATGAATAGTAAAAGTTATCAATCCATAGTTAGCATAGATGTTTAATCGACCTGCTGGATAGAAAAAATCTTGAACTAATTTTATTGTTCTTATATTGGTTTCATCACTACCATCAGGACCATAATAATTTTCATCTACATTTTCAACATCTTCTAATATTTCAAATGGTACTTCTTGAGGATTAATACTACCTGATAGATATGTAAATCCTTTGAATTTATAATTATCAGTTACTTCCCTTTGCTCTAAAGTAACAAGATTACCACCTAAGTTAAATGGACGAAAAGTGTTTTCAAAAAACCTAGCACCATTGACTTTAAATGGTGGCTTGCTTTCATTATTAAGAGGTCTCATTTCGTAATCACCATCATTTTCATGAACTTCAGATTTCCATAGTCTAATCTCACCCTTAGATTCAGCACCCCCTACGATTTCATTACCGTCTTGATCAGTAAATCTTTGTCTCATAATTATATATGGGTTAGGTCTGAACTTAGCTAAATACTGAACATCTTCGTTTGGCATCATGAAAGTATATTTTCCTTCAGCTCCACCAGTTGATACTAAGTTATCTTCAGGTATTTTAAATATTCCTAAAAGATAAGAACTTTCTTCAGCAACAGCAGACAGTTGAATTCTTGTATCAAAATAATATAACCCGTCACCATACACATCACCAGTTCCAATCAACTGTTCATCATTAAGTGGATTGATTCCAGCACCAACTTGTTCATCTTTTTCAAATCCCATGAGAAATGGTCTAACTGGTCTTCTTTCTTGATATAAATCTATCTCACCTTCACCATTTCTACCAGACTCACGAAGTTCTATCCTCATATTGACTTTACCAGTTGTGGCATTGTTATACTCAGTGGGATGTAATTTTTTATCATAATAAAAAAACAATGGAGTTATAACACCATCTCGTTCAGTAAAGGTAAAGGCATCAACTGAAAACTGTTCTTCTTCACTACGAATTAAACCAGTGTTTTCTAATTTTGTAGATTGCGCTGTTTGCATTCTTTGTGAACTAAATTGTGAATTACGTGATATGGGATCACTTGTTTGTAATTCCCAATACTGTTTGTTTTCTTCGGTGTAAGTTCCTAATGAAAATCTATCATCCTTTACAATAAAAACATTTGATTCTTTTTCTTCTAATCCAAGAGCATTATTATTGTTTATTCGATCATAGAAACTATTGATTTTATATCTTGTATTGTTGTTAAATAAATTACCAGTAAATAAGTAAGGATATAAGTATGGTATACTACCATCTGACATATATGGCGTTAAATTTAAATTTTCAAGTGATATTGGTTTAAACTGTGGAACAGCATCGGTTGATAAACCATCTAAGCTACCTGTAAACGGTATATCATAATGTAATCTACCTTGCCATGGTTCAATAGTAACAGATTTTAATAATTGTTTTGGAAAAGAAATATTTTCGTAATCATCACCTAATCTAGCTTCGTGTATTTCAAGAGTATCATATTTGAAAACACTTTCATCAACGCTCAATGTAGCATTTGGATTTGTTATAAAATGAAAACCACTACGAACACCAACGGTTTGAAAGTTGCTTTGGTTTATATCATTTAGATTTTTGCCTTCTATTATGATATTTGACATATCTATACCCTATAACCACGAGCTCTTAATAAATCACTACGACTTATCACCTCTACTTTACATCGGTTTCCAAAGAAGCTTTGATCGGTTATTTCTAGGTCACCATTCAATGGTGTTTTGTGATTTAACCAAATTAATTCATCTCTAAGACTTGCATTGGTGTTTGTAAATTGATAACCATTTAGACTGGCACCTGATCTATATTCAACAGGAGTTGTTTGACCACCACCAGTTAATTTTAGATTATTTTTACCATATATATTGATCGGCCATCCACTTTGACCAAAATTTCCAAATGTTCCTATCTCATTTACATTTGGATTGTATGTAGCACATATGAAAAACCAGTCTTCTAAATCATCAGTTGGTATATCTGTGTATTGTAAGAAATTATAATCTCTAGGAGTTCTACCAGAATTAGAGTTTACATTTAGATTTGCTGGCATTTGAGTTATGACAGTTGGTTGTTTTGGAAATCCTCTTTGATCTAAATCTCCTTGGTTTATTTCAAAAATATCTGGTTCTAAATCATACGGCGCTGAGCTATCATACATCACACCCATTCGTCTTTCATATGGAACACTTAAAAATTCAAAATTATCTTCTTCAACTAAATCCATAAAATGATCATCTTCTCTTTTATCATCCCAAACCACAAGTCTAACAACTCTACGAGATTTTTTATATGTGTATTCTGCTCCACCATAGTTAATTGTATCACCCGCTTTAACTGTTAGTGTATCTAGTCTAAAACTAGACTTGGTTCTCGTCATGGGATTACCATAAGTAAATAAACTACCACCACCTATAGTGTTTAAAAATCTAACCCACATTGTTATAGTAAAACCATCTTGTTCCCAATTATCAAAAGAAGATTCTCCGATTGGACTTTTTATTAATATGGATTGATTTAATCTTCTTATCTTTAAAAATCCTTCTGATTTATTTTCATATTCAGGACGTTGTTCGTTCACACTCTCCACCAAAGCATCAACATCTCCAAGATATTCATTTAAAGTATCTCTCATACTTTGTAAAGTTTTATTGGTGTTAAATTGATCTGCCTCTTGATTTGTTCTAGTTATAAAGGCAGTTGGATCATCTCTACCATCTTCACTACTTATCCTTACATTAGATTGATTATCAAAATCTTGTATTGTTTCTAATACACCATTCCCATCTTCATCAGTAAAAGTTGGTTTAGGTCCTATAAGTTGAAAAAATCTTTGAAAGAAATTATTTATTTCATTTTGTCTTTGATTACCACCAGGTAACAATTCAAAAATATTTGTATCTAAAACAGTTAAAGCCTTGTCACTTGATATTTTAGTACCTGGTTTAGCAAGTGTTAATTGTGATATATTTAATTGATTAGCCCATTCATCTGGTCTGTCAACAGTTCCAACACCGTTAGGATTTGATATTTGTTGTTTTGCATCACCTTCGTTAAATTGAAAAAACTGATATTGTTTTGCAAATGGAACTTCTATAATTTGATTGATTTGATTTTCATTTCCATCCACAGCGTTTATAGTGTATATTAATTTATATTGTATCTCACCTCTAAAATATATTGGTGTACTTGTTGGGTTTCCACTAGGATCTAATACTGATCCCAATTCAAAACCTTCAATATCAATTGAAGATTCTCTAGTTGCAACATCGACTCTATTTAATGAAAGTTCATCATCAAGTTTATCTGATAAATCTACACGACCTCGTGCATCAGTACCAGCTAAGCTAGCACTTATAGCATTTGATATTGCCTGTATACCATTTGAACCATCACCACTAAAATCTTTAAGGTTTTCTGGTGTATTTCTATCTTTTTTGAAAAATATTAATTGATCATCATCTGATGATCGACCTGTTCCATAATTTACACCATCAGTAGAAGTGGTGGTTTGAATAGATTTTATATCAGATACTCCACCTACTATAATATCAGAATTAAAAAACTTTTCATATATCTTATCAGCCAATGCTTCTTTGATTTGATCTTCATCTATTTCAAAAACAGGTGGTGGAAGTGGTGGAGTTGGTACAGTTCCTCTTGGAACTATAGTTCTACTTGTTTGTATAAAACCATCATGAACAAACCCTTCAGTAGTTATGTCATCGAGGTAAGCATCAGTTGGATAATATATGTATTGATAATTTATTCTAAATTGTGTAAATCCACCTAGTAAAGAGTGTGGCACTCTTATTCTTTGATACTCTTCAGTTCTTTCATATTGATATGGTAAATTAATCTCACCCTCTAACTGATCAATTGTTATATTAAAAGCATCATACATAGCTTGATTAAATGGTGGATTTTCTACCCCATCATCTATATCTTGAGGATCAATACCAGTAGAGCTAGCTACATCAAGATTAAATTGACTTATTGTAATATCAAAATAGTATTCTTTACCAATTGCATCACCTAATCCATTACCATCATCATCATATGATTCATAATAATCCAACCATTGATTACGAATAGCCATCAATCCCCTCCCTTACCTGACATAGGTAATTGTACTGTTATAGGATTATCAACTAGTTCTTCACCTAAACTATTAGAAATTAACTGAATTAATTGTTCATCATCAGATGATATTTTATTTATAGTTTGTAAATATTGATACAAAGCCTGTAGTGCCTCTGAATTATATGATCTGTCAGCAACCCATTGTAAAAATTTAAAACTTGATAATCCATCTAACTTATATGGTTTAGAGTTATCAGCTAAAAATTTTAGTAACCTTTCCCTTACACTATCCTTTAAAATATCAATATGAACCACACCCCTTGTCTCAATTGATGTATATCTACTATCAACTAATACATGTTTTGTATTACCATTGTGTTTTGGATTATATGCTATTTTACCGTTTACAAAATCAACTTGTGATAAAATGTTTATTGGTTCACCAAAATAACTACCATGTAAAACTATCGTTGTAATTTGAGGAAAATTACTTGGTAAACTAGAAGTTGTTTTTTTGCTTAATGTGTAAATACACAAATGTTGTTGAACTGAATCATATTCTTCAGTTGGAATATCAAATTCACTTAACCCACCTTCATTGATAAAATCTATTGCTAATAAAAAATCATTTTGGTCGGTAAAGAAAAATGTTAGTGGTGCACTGTCAAAATCAAAAGCATTATTTGACTCTACCATTCTTCTCAGTACATCACCATATAAGTAACCATTGTATGTAGAAAACAATGAATCAAATGGTGTTAAAAAATTTGACATGTTTGGTTCTTGAGATATTGGATCTTTTATGGTTTCTAAAAAGAAATTATACAAAGGTTCATCAGAACTAGTTGCTTGATCTATAAGTGGTGTGAATTGATTTGGTTGAGCAATAACAGGTTCCATTGTTTCCCAAGCAGCACACCAATAGTAATTACGAGCTATAGCATTCCACCTAGAACAGTTACCTGTTTCAGCTTCAAAGAAAACACAATTACCACATTTTCTACCAGTTAATAATCCCTCAACACCTTCGTTGTTTGAATTTTGATAAGCTGGTGGGAAACTAGCTGGTATTGGTTCTATCGGTGGTTCTTCATACATAGGCACTGGTGGTGTTGTGTCACCAATGTAACTGACTTGATAGTAATTAGGACCACCACTTGGTGTGTCAACCATTATATTATACTTTACACCAGGTTTGATTTTAGTAAGTTCTGCCACCATTACCTCCTGGTCTTTGAGTTGTTGCTGATCTACCACCGTCTTGACTTCTTGTTTGTACTGATGTTTGTTGTCGTGTGGTTGTATTTTTTGATAATACTCTCTTACTTTTAGTTTTAAATAATTGAAATTTACTTTTCTTTTTCTTCTTTTTACTTTGAGATTTTTTCTGTAGTGGTTCAGGTTTAGTAACTTGATAAGAACTAACAGTTTGATTGTTAGAATCTAATTCTTCTATCGCTTCTATTGGAACATCTTTTACTACAGTAGACATAAACTCTTCTATCGACATCTCTTCTGTTAGTTGAAATGTTCTTAGATTAGCGCCATCGTATAACTTCATTGTGATTTCATTCGGATCACTTTTAGGTTCTTCCAATGCTTCTATCTTAGTTATCAATGATGTTACTAATGGAAAACTTTGATTAGGAACATAAACAGTCAATGGTCTACCAGCACTGAATGGTGGTGGGTTTTCACCTATGGTATAATTACTATCAACTAAAACCATTCGACCTTCAATACGATCAGCAATTGCTCTATCTTCTTGTGGTTGACCTTGAACCTTATAAGTATATTCAGTTCCTTGAATTAGTGGTCCTGTATTTTGTAAATGGATTTGTATAGTTCCATAACCACTGTAGTGTCCCATAGATCCTGACATATGTGCCATATCTAACTCCTAAGTATGAATTCAAAATCATCATCGTAAACAATGACCTGACCATCATTATGTTTTACTTTTAATAATATTTTGTAAGCTCTATTTGGTTCAAATGTATTCAAGTCTTGTGTAAAATATGGTGATATAGGATCACAACTCATCGTGGTGTAGGCACTGAAAGGTATGACATCTTCATTGGTTGCCATATCTATTACAGAATAAGATGCTGAACCTTCAGCAAAATAACTACCACTTACGGTTTGTACTGATGTTGTAAAACTCTTGTCAATGTATCTCTTACGAGCACCAAATCTAAACTTAACGGTTTCAGTTTCTTTGTACGATTCTCTTTTGTGTAATTGATATACATAGTTTTCTGTCTGACCAGATAAATCTAAAGCAGTTAGACTACCTGTATTTGAACCAGTTGCTGGTAAGTGATCATCCCAACGTAGTTCTAACTTTGGTGAATAAATTGTATTGGTTTGTCTTGAAAAGAATTTTAGGTCTTCTGCTTCACCACTTTGTAAAATATGATTAACGTTGGTTTCAACCAATGATGAAGATACAGATGATGAAATAGATAATGAAGATGTCGCAGTTGTTACTCTACCTTGCTCTACCCCATCTACAAGTTTTCCGCTACCACCCATACCAGCATGAACACCGCAGTAATAATATAAGGTGGGTGTTGAATCGGTAACTACTATTTGAGTGTAAGCACCTGTATTACCAGGAACACCAACACTGGTAACACCAGTACTGTAATTTGTAGCATCGACTCCACTTTGCTGATAAGTAGTAGAAAATAAAAATGGATGATTGCTATTACTACTATCTTGTTGATAAAATCTGTATGTGTTACCTGATAATAAATTGACACTACCCGTTACAGTTCCATTGATAAGATATTTATTTGAACTTCCATATCCACCAAATGATCCTATACTCTGAACTGTGACAACATGTGCTAACAATGAACCATCACCCGCTGCAGTGCCTGTTACACTACGTTGAAATGAAGATGATGCTACTAAATCTACCGAACTTGAAATTATATCACCTTTTTCAGAACTGCCTGAAAATCTAAGTAGGATTCCATGATTTTGATTTACACCACCAAACCATTTTTTAGACATATCAGTGATGTCCATTTCGATGTCGGGTGATGATAGTGAAAATGATTGTGTGACTTCATCACCAGCTATATAAGTTCCACCAGCATTAGACCATGTAACTTCTGATACATTAGGGCTGTCATTTTCTCTGTTCAACCAACTACACCCAATAGTTGTCTTTGGGTTGTCTGCTTCCATACCAATACCCTCATCCCAAGATTCACTTAGGGGATAAGCAGCTATGGTGTAATCATTACTAAGTCCACTTGTTCCAGCGGTTTCAAATAATCTCAATACTAATTTATAATCACTTGGTAACACCGATGAACTTATATAGCTTTCTATTTCATCAGTATCAAATTGTATCAACATACGAGTTGGATGTTTGAATGTTTTATCGTCAAAAACTTTTTTTAATTCTAATACTTCATCTTGACCAACATTTTTATCTTGAAAAGTTGTTCCATCAATAAGATCAGAACCACTGTTTATTGTTGTATCTTTTACAGCAAAAAATGAACGATGCATTAGATCACCCTCCCGTAGATATCTGTATTTGGATTTCGTAATTCAAAAACTGCTGGTGTAGCTGATGGTCTTATGATGTCATTTTGTAAAGCATTTTGAAATGAGTAAGCCCAACCAAATCCAACATTTCCATTTGAACTTCCCTCATTATTAAATGTAAACAACTCTCTATTGGTTGATGAGTTAGAGTTAAAACCATCAATCTCAGCAGTAGATTGAAATAATTTTAATTCTTTAATTCCTATAACACCATCTTTTCCTAATATTTGATACCTAAGTTCACCAAGATTTATTGCCTGAGCAAATTGCATTTTATCTGTTCTAAAATAATCTCTAATACAATTTATTACTTCTATTTTAATATCAGATTTGTTAAATCTTCTATCAGCGTTTATTTCAAAATAAACACCAAAATTTATTTTATATCCAGAAAATTGTCCACCTGGTAATTCAAATCCAAAATCCAAAGCATCGTTTATCATTCTGAATTGTTCTAAATACATTCTAAGATTGTTCAATATTAATGGTGGTGTTTGAACAAGGTGTCTATTTTGATCATAAGATAATGTATAAATTTTTAATCCACTAATATCGTTTAGTCTAACAACATATGACTTTGCTATGTTACCAAATTTTGCTGGTAGATTTAATATTCTAGCAGTGTAATCTTCACGAGTTACACATCTTAATTGTGAAGCAAAGAATGCTTTAGCATTTTCTTTTATCTCTGTTATGGTTTCACCATCTGTACCACCATTTCCTGGACTAATATTTGTAACGGTAATTCCACTTGGACCATTTAACACATTTGTTAAATCACCAGTTTGTACATTAGAAGTAGCACCACCACCTTCTCTATACCTTACAGTTAAAATGGTATTTGCTGGAGTTTCACCAAGGTTTAGTGAATTATTTGTAGTAAGATTATTTATCGCACTATTGATTACAGTTGATGGAACACCAGAAACGTTCATACCTTGTTGTTCTATAGTAGAAAATAATCCAGCACTTGATGAACCAGATATGTTGAATTTGTACAATCCATTACCAAATTGTAATTTTGTATTATTAGTTTCAGGATCTACTTTACGTACAAATTTTTTATTTGTCTTAATGTATTCTAAAACATAGGGTACAGACACATCTACAGAAATTTCACCACCAACCAATCCTTGATTGTAAGCACTATTAGCACCATCATCATTTACTCTATTTGGATCATTTGTATAATGTGTTTCTTTTAATATTCTGTCTTGTGCTAAATAATCAACTTCAAAATATTCAGCACCTGAACTATCTTTTACATCTATTATATCAACCACATTTTGAACACCCAAGTCCAATTCTAAAAACTTTTGTGGACTTGTAATAGTAAAAGTTTTTATTTTAGTCTGACCAGATACAGCATTTACATACCTTGTTAGTTGATATCCAGTAATTATACCTTCATTATCAAACGAAGTTGCCGATGGTACATCTGGTGAACCAGAAATAGAAAAGTCAATTTCACCTAATGTTTCAAATATCAATTGTGAGTTTTGAGAAGATGCTATTTGCAATCCTTCATTTATTGGAGTTGACAATGCACCTAAACTAGAATAATCAGGTTTACCATCAACAGCTCCTATTTCAGTAGTGACCTTAATTTTAGCATGTGCAGCGGTTGTCGGCGTTGTTTTATATCCTAAGAACTCTGCTAATCTAATAACGTTTTTACGTTCAGTAGCAGTGGTGAGTAAACTTTCTTTATAGTTGTAATCGATGTAATAACTTAATACATCACCAACATAACTTGTTAATTCTATTAACATCATACCAGGAGATGTTTCGTTAAAATCCTTGTATGTATCAGGAAAATATGCTTTTGTATATTGAATCAAATCAGCTTTAATTGTACTAAAGTCTTTTGAAGTGTATTTTATATTAGATGGTGAAATTGTTTTATCAGAATATGCCATTTTTTCTACTCCAACACCACACCAACAGATTGTAAATCATTTGGTGTATTTGCTATATTAAATTTTACAAATATTTTTATTTGATTTTTATCTTGATTACTAACATCTACATTAATATCTCTTAATTGTACAAATGGTAACCACTTACTAAATGTATCAACAATATCATTTTCAATTTCAATCACAGTATTTTCTGTGATTTGTTCAAATAAAAATCTTCTTATATTTAAACCAAGTAATGGTTGAAATAATCTTTCACCTCTTTGTGTCATCAACAAAGTTTTAACATCTGTTTTTACAGCATCAATAGTTGTATCAGTTGTTGCAAAATATCCTCTTGTTCCACCAGGTTGTCTACCAAATGGTAATGCAATTCCAACACTAACTCTAGTATCTTGATCATCAATAAATGGATTTTTTCTGTTGTCTAAAATTGCCATTAAAAAATAGTCTCCAAAAATCTTACAATACTTTTCTTTACATTTCTAAATACTTGAGGTAAACCAACTTTATTAGATGTTTGACTTATCTGTACTAACAATTTAATTGGTTTTACATTTATTGCTGGATTAACTAATGATACTGGAGCACCTGGTGCTGCTGGTGTGGTTAAACCACCAGTTACCTGAATTGATCCAGGTCTTATGATACCCACTGCTTCCATATTAGTTATCTTCATTTCTTGTCTCTCTAAAAAAGCTCTCATAGCAACTGCTTGTTCTCTAGTGTATTCATCTATTTTTCTTTTACTTTCTCTATCTAAATTATCGTAAACATTTTCATCTACATAATTTAAACGGTCAATAGCAATATCTTTAAGATCATTATGTAAAGTACCTCCACTATCTCTTGGTCTTCTAAGCGCCATTCTTAAACTTTGCCTTTTGTTCTACAGCTTTCATTACCTGTGAATAATCTTTATTAAGAGCATTTGCTAAATGATCAGGTAAATTCTGAGTGTTATCCATTACAGAAGTGGTCTCAGTTTCTTTATTTATATTTTGCCACTCACCTGAATCAGCAGTTTCTTTGAGCAAATCATTTAATATAGAGTCCTTTGTCATCGGAACTTTCTGTTTTGATTCAGTCACAGTTTTTTGAATCGGTTTAACAGTACTAGTTACAGTGGGTGTTTCGTTAAGCATCTCATCATTTATCTTACTAACCAGTACTTCTTTTAATTCTTTACGAAGTCCGGCAAGAGAATATTCTATTTCTTCTCTTACTACTTCTCTTATTACTTTCTTAAATAAAGATAACTTCATATTTACTCCTGTGTTTCAGCCTGAGGATCAGGTCTTGTGTTTTCTTCTATAAAATGATATTGACTAAGAAAAGATGCTTGGTCTGTAATCCTATCACCAGTAGGTACAGGATTTCCTTTATTATCTTGTTCAACATTTAACAACGTAGATGGATTTGGAGTTGGTGGATTAACTCCAGCTTCTAGTTCTCCTAATCTAAAATCTGTCATAATATTTTGTACCTCATCTCTTAGAGTACCAGCTCTATGAATATTAGGAAACAGTGTCAAAGGTTGTGGTACATTCATATCACCAAGTGCCTGAGCATCTGCTAATACCCTAAGTATTCTAATTAATAAATGCCTTAATTCCTCACCCAATACCATGGGTTGAGTTCTATTTTTAGCCTGTGTTCCTATATAAATATTCTTTGTTTCAAATACTGAGAAACCTTTATTAGTTAATGTAAAATTCTTGTTAGCTCCAAAATTAATGTTTCTGTTAGAGGATACAGTTATATCTTCATGCATTGAATCAAATATTATTCTATCAGAAGATATTATAATTTGTGCTTTTGGTACTTCGTCTAATGTAAGTCCTTTTTCACCATAACCATAGTTAAAAACATTTTCTGGTGTTTCTTCTAAAACCACATCATTACCGATGTTGATTAATCTCTGTTCGACATCACATGACAAAGTATAATCAGAGTTTAATAAAAAATTATCTGATATCGATCCTATTGATGTCATTCCTATAGTAGATGTTCCTATTTCTAGTGATTCAGTATCCTTATCATTATTATTTGAGATAAAAATATTAGGAAAACGATCACGAGCACCTATTCTAATTGAATTACCATATCTACCCTCTAATATCAAATCAGTAAATATTGTATCTTTAAGTTCTGTTGGATTTTTTGCTAACGGTTCTCCATTGTCATCTACTTCACCTACAAAATCCATTTTTAAATTTGTAGGTTTTGCTATTTTTGAAACTCGTTTTTTAGGTACAGATTTATTATAACCACTAAGTGTGTCTGATAGTTTTCTTGTTCGATAATTTTTTTTCGAGTTATAAGTATGATCAGATGCGTCTGATGGTAAATTATTGCTATTGATTGGACCTAAATAAAAAATTTTATCACCCAAAATAGTATAAAGAATTAAATCTCCACGAGTTATAGAATCACTTACACCTCTAAGTAATGGTACTGCAAACTTATAATCTTGATTTGTTGCAGTTGAGATGACATCAACAAATCTTATCTTTTGAGGTTCATGATAAGTTGATCCGTATGTGGCTTCTATACTATCTGAAGTAGATGGATATACTCTGTCTACATGTCCTAAATGAAAGGTAGCTTTGAATCTATTAAATACTGGATATCTTGCCATTAGGTTTTTCCGTATTTTTCTCTTAGTTCTTCAATTCCTAATTCATCTGATTTTTTCTGTAAGTCTGTAGATACATCTTCAAGAGCATTCATCAACTCTTCTTTTTCTTCATCGGATAATAATGCTACATCTGATTCTGCTGTCATAGTCTTAGCCATAAGTCGTTGATATAGAGTTGCTAACTTAACCAAGTTATCATCGTTCTTAATCCCTACATCCATCAGTTCTTTTATAATAGGACCTACAACAGCTATATCTTCTATACCTTGTATGTAACCATGTACCTCTTGGACTAAAAGATCAATCTGAGTCTTTTTTAGCTTGGAATTCTCATATATCTCTTTTGAAAGATCAGAGAAATTCTTACCATCAAATATTTTAAAGTCATTATCCATATAAGTATCCTAACTATAAATATAGGATACAAGGAATATTATATAGAACCAGTTATTGCTAGATTATCTATGTGTCCTTTTGATAGTATTTCTTCTTGAATACGAGGGTAAATACGGCGAAATACGTTAGATATCTGAGTTATCTTAGATGTCTGTACATCTGTCATTTCACGAATCATTATATACAGAGCCTTTTTATTGAAGTTATCTATCTGATCTCTATTTTTACATAAGTACAAAATAGATTCTGCTACATGTTTATCCTTTGGTTTAGGAAACAATTTATCTAATCTTTCATACAAATAATCAACTGTTTTTTCAAATATTTCTTTTGATATAGATGGATTAATTTCATTATCTGTAATACCTTGACCATTTAAGACAGATATATCATCATGTGATTTCATCTTCTTGTAATTAGCATTGTTATTTAATATTAAATAATTCTTAGCAACAATAGAGAAATAACTAAATGCTTTAGAACCACGAGTTTCATCGAACTTATGCATATTCAATACTAAGTTAGATACTACTTCCTCTTGTAAATCTCTGAATCCATAATCAAAGTAACTAAACTTAAATGTATTGATTATGTTCTCTGCTAACTTTAGAAATGCTGGATGTATTTCATCCGTGTATATTTTATGTCTGAATGTATAATCTTCAGACCTGTTATATGCTACAATGGCATCATGAACAGGTGTTCCAAAATATATCTTACTCTTCTTCTTTCTCTTCTTTTTTACTGTTGGCATCATCCTCAACCTCTTCAAATAAATTATCAAGTAGTTTACCGATTTCTTTTAGTTCTTCAAAGAAGAAACCCACTTCATCATCGGCTTCAAAAGTTCCCTTTTCATCTATTAGTTTTAGTTGAGCATTTACATATTCTATTTTATCATTTACTTGTAATATTATTTCTTCATACATGGTGATACGTTTTAAACTATAGTATACCAGCATAATTAAAAAGATTGAGATTATGCCTAACATGGCACAAAGAACTTGGAATATCATTGGGTTATGATTCTCCGACTACAGAATGTATCATTGATTTAAACTGATCGTCATCTAGAAAGTCCATCTTATCATCTTGAATTAAATTAGTAATACGCTTTACATGTTCTAATTCTTCTTCTGAAACATTAAACTCGATGTCTTGCTCATCACCCATACTGTAGTATAATTCATCAAGTGCTTTATTTACATCTCTGATGTGATTGTGCATTCTATCGAGTTTCTTCTTCATGACATCACGTTCTTTTTCCATCTTATCTAAGCGATTCATAAACCTTTCTAGTAACTCTTTAAGTTCATCATTTGATACATCCATATTCATAAATATCATCGACCTAGTAAATATCCATTCCGAGGTCTTCCAAGTCATTGATACTTTCCCTACCATCATAATCATAGTAATCACCAGCTGCTGTGATATTCTCTTCTAGTGTAGCCTCATCTACAAGATCAAGGTTTACACTTGGTTTGATATCTTCATCAGGTAAAGACTTCTTGTCCATCTTCTTCATCATCATCTCATCATCTTCATTCAACATGAACTGTGATAAGTCGATCTTTTTTATGTTTACTGCCATTATATTCTCCTATTTAGTGTTAGTTTAATTTACAAAATTATTAGTGATTTGTCAAGTAAAATCTTTCGTGTCTTTCGATTCATCACCTCGAATGAGGAGAGAGAATCGGATATTTTTTTATGAGAGTCAAAAGAGATTTTGTTGTTGACTAATAAGTTACGAGAGTAAGAGAGTGCTAAGTCGTATCCCGATTTCTTATATATACGAAGTATGTCTTTAAAATATTCCATTACATTATCGTACTTTCTAACTCACCCCACATGAGAAGTGAATTCATTATAACATCATCTTCTTCTGAATATGCTTCATCTTCTGGTAGTCTCCATAGCACTTTACCTGAATCATTATCATATATCTCTTGGATGTGGATTTCTTGGTCGGCATACTCCCACACAACAGTTAGCTCTTCATGACCATGACCTTCATCTAACAACCCTACTTCCACGAGCAGGTTATGTAAGGTGATGTCTTCGACACCACCATTTACATCCCAAGCAATAAGGTCTTTAGTTCCATATCTTGTTTCATTTAATCCAAACATATTAACACTCCTCTTCCCAAACATCACAATGTTCTAAACACTCTGAACAAATATCATAGTCATCATAGACTATCGCTCCACAACAATCTGATCTCAACATATTATCTACCTCCTAAGTATTCAGGTTCTCCAACGATACCATCAACCAAGTCTTCTAAGGCATCAGTAGTGCCCTCAAATCCAGGTATATCCCTATCAAGATCAACTTCGGTTTCAATACCATTGTACTCACCACCTTCAGCAAATTCATCTTGTTCAGATACTTCACCAAAGCCAGTGGTCATTAGATTATCCATATAAGATTCATCATCAGTAGTACCACACATTCTATTAGTGAAGTCATTTTCTAATCTAGCCATTAGCTTAGCCCTACCTTCAGGACTCATCCAATTTACATCATGAGGTTTGTCATCAACCCACATGTCGATAACTTTGATTTCATCACTAACAGAGCTGAATGTATATTCAACTTTGATGTTGTCATCTAAGATTGTGTATTCAAATAAGTAAGTCATTTATTTATCCTTTTTATTATTTATTGGTTATTTTCGATACGTTAAATTACAAAGAAATATTGACAAAGTCAAGCACTTTTTAAAATTATTTTGCATTATCTCCATCTATTTGATTTCACTCCAAACCTATGTTCTTTCTCTTTCTTTACATCAGTTAGTTCGAGAATAAATACCAATAGAAAAATTGCTATAATTATAAATCCTATCATTACCTATACTCCGACCTTAGTATCTCTTTCTATGTGAATCAATGGAAGTCCATCAGGACCCATAAGTCCACCTTCTCTATCCATATCCTCATGAGGAACAGGTACTTCTTGGTTATCCTCAACATTGATTGTTAGTTCATCAACTAAGTCTCTGGCAGTATCTATGAAGTAAAGGGCATCACTGTTTTCAGATGTATCAGGTGTAGAATTGTAAGCATCGGTTAGCTCACTGGTGATAAGTTTTAAGTATTCTAGTATTTCTTTTTGATCTCTTTTATTTAAGTTCATTATTATTTCCTTTTATTTGATATATGATATTACGAATTTTTTTTGATAAAGTCAAGCACTTTTTCATCTTTTTTTATTAATTGTATTGCTCTCATTATGAAGAGCATCATAAAGAACCCAAGCGTCATACTTAGGTTCATTATGATTCCAATGATATTTTTTAACAAGTCCATCATTACACCATGTAGTTAGGACCAGTCCACTGAAAATAGTTTTGGTTCTCAGCAAAGATGTTACCTCTTGTGTATCTAGCAGGACCTCTCCAACCAGCAGCTTTGAACACATCACCTTTCTTACAAGGCAAACCTTTTACAACTCCATCAGCCTTAGCGATGAAACCCCACACACTTGTGCCTTGGATAACTTTGGTATACTTTCTACCATCTTCGGTTCTAATACCTTCGTTGAATCTTTTGATTCCTTCTTCCCAAGTAGTCCAATTAGCATAGTCGGTTTTGATGTTCTCAAGCAAGTTGTTTACTGCTTCGTAATAAGTTCTTTTTTCTTCAAGTTGAATTGCTTCTTTAGTCATTTTGTTTCCTTTATTGTTTATTTTTTTGTTATTTATCATACCTTATATTACAAAGAAATATTGACAAAGTCAAGCATTATTTTGCAATAACACCAGATTTATTTTCCTTGAAAAACTCTCCACACTCATAGCCTGGAATCTCGTTACGATGAGCCCATTTCTCGTCATTGACCTCGATACTATCTTCATCTAAAACCCAACCTTTCCACTTAGGTTCTTCACTTAGCCATCGGAGAGTTTTATACTTAGCTTCTACTTCATTACAAGCAGCTACACAACTCCACTTCATTCTACGAATTGGTTTGATTGTGCCAGGCACTCTTACATCTTTGGTAACTGTAAAAAGATATGTTTCTAAATTCCACATTATATCACCTGCACTTTTAGACCACCAGGTAATCTCTTTTCCATTTTGATAGCTTCTTTAGCAGTAAAGTCAAATCTATCCATTAAGAAACCGATGAGGACATCACCAGTTATATATTTCATTTGACGAAGTTTAGGTTGTCTATACCCAAACTCTTTGGTTGGAACTATGTTTTTCATTATTTTCTCCTTATTTTTCATATATGATATTACAAAGAAAAAACAAGAAAGTCAAGCATTTTTTTAAAGTTTTTTTATTTTTTTTCTAACCAACTATGGTCGTGCTCATCATACTCATCTAGGATTTTTATTTCAGTAAACCCTTGAGCAGTAAGTATGTTGATAGCTTCTGCTTGGTTGTCAGCAAATAAATGAAAGGTAAGGACAAACCCATCAGGTCTACCCATGTGATTATCTCTTGCTCTTATCTTATACCACATAATGAGGGAATCAGGTCGTCTTGATTTCTTGAATTCTAGTGGAGAAAAAAGATCGGTTAGATCCCCTCATTAAACTCTCGTAGTCTTTCCATGTCGCCTTTAGTCTTTGCCTTATGACATTTACGACATAGTGTTTGTAGATTCTTCTCGTCCCAATATGACCAATCTACTTCATCAGGTTGTTTATACTTTTGTTCATACAGTGGTCGTATGTGATCAATCTGAAACCTTGGATCATAATCACCACACTCAGCACATTCACAATAATCTCTTTGTTTAATATACTTTCTGATATGTTTGGAGTTATAGTACATCAGATACTCTTCACTACAATCAGGATGCCATGTGGCTCTCATGTTACGCCTACCATACTCATCATTAATAATACCATCACACCATCGGCATTGTCCTTTCTCTTTCACATCATAATATGAATCTGGTTTTGGTGGATATCTAAAATCATTTTCAAAAGTTTGTTCATCAAACTTACGAGTTTTCTTTCCAAATGTTCTACGTATTCTTGGCATACAACCTCTTTTGTTTGTGGAGCTGGTGGGAATCGAACCCACGTCCATATCGTTTTCTTCAATAGGTCATTCACAGCTTAGTTAAGTTCCTACTAATACTATACGAAGTCACTTACAACCCAATAACAACTTTGTTCAGAGTTGCCAACTGGCAGTTTCTTTAATCACTAACTTCCCTCTGGCTAAAGTGAGGTGTTCAACTTGTTTTCTAACCGAGTGTTGAACGACTCAGTATCTTAAGCGTAAGCGTAAGATTGTTGGTGAGCCTGAGGAGTCACTTGGACACCAGCAGTATCGGACTTAACTGGTACATCGTACTCAGCTAAATGCCAATCTATCACCAACCCTTCGAGCGAATTATCGCCATTTGAGTTTGATGAGTTTTATTTAAGAGTTTACTCAAACTCTGCTGCACCTAATTGTCAAATAACATATGTCGAAACCTTTCAGCCCCATATCATAATATACATATAAATAATGTAAATGTCAAGTATTATAATTCTATTTCGTGTTCGTCTTCGTATGTCTTTAGTATTCTCTTAACCAAAGGATGCCTGATACAATCTTCTCTTGTAAAAGCATGATGGTCTACACCCTCTATACCTTTTAGTCGAAACCATACATCATAAAATCCACTCTTCTCGTAAGCAGTGATACCATTGGCTTTATACTTATCACACTGAGACATATCACCTTGTATGATCATTTTACAATTCTCTGATATCCTTGTCATCAAAGTCTTGATTTGCATTGGTGACACATTTTGTGCTTCGTCTAAAATGACATAACAGTTCTCTAGGTTAGTGCCTCGTAAAAAGTTCAATACTCCTATCTCTATCTTACCATCAGTAATCATTTTATTTGCTCGTGATTTACCAATGATCTTATTCAGAATAGTAAATGTTGATTCGTTATACTGCTGTATCTTTTGTTGTAATTCACCAGGCAGATACCCTAGCTTATCTTCATTACCTACATCAACAGTAGGATTTATGATGATAAGTTTATCATAGGGCAGACCTCTTCTCAGAACATCTTGTAATGCTTTGTAGATTGATACATAAGTCTTACCAGTCCCAGCTATACCATGACATAATATCAGTTGATTATTAAAGTCACCTAGCTTATTGTATAATAACTTTTGATTCTCTGTTTTAGGTTCAAAATTATTTACTACTTTAGGAATGGCGCCTATCTGACTCTTATACTTTCGAGTAGACATAAGTATACACTACGGGTATATCGTAACTTGTGTCTGTTGTCCAATAACTATCCATAATGACCTCTTGATTTATAGTTACCTATAAATATTAAAAGAACCCATTTAAGTCATCTTTATATAACCAAAATGTCAAGAATAATATAGCAGCTGCTAATCCTAATCCTAATGTCATTGTTGACTCCTATGTTGTTTTTTCATTTCTAAATATCTTTTGTTTTCTCTAGCCACTTTCCAATACCTTTGGAATATCAAACTAGAATCATAAAATCTTTTTTCACTTCTATCATATGGTAATACTTTCCATTCATAAGATTTAACAGATGGTAAACCAGAGTAATTACAGATCATCTCTTCTTTAGTCCATTTCTTACCTGAACTATGATTCCAATATCTACGACTACGAGTGAAACCCATGTGTAGATATTTCTTAGCCATATCAGCACCAACGAACTCATCATTATCTATATATTGTAAAAACATTTTATATATCTTAGATGCCGACTTTTGTGCTTCTTCTGGTGTTTTGAATCTCCAATGTGGGTGTAGTTCTGATTTATATGGTTGACATATCAACACACCTTGTTGACCACGACCTACTTTATATAAATGTGGATTCTCACGATAATCGATATCAGGTTTCCACAGATACTTGTCGTGTTCAAATCCTACATAACTTGGTTGTTTCATTTCCAAATCCCAACATCCCAAGGTTGTCTTGGTTTGTAATTTTTTCTTTTTAATTCTTCAGCAAACTTTTTAGATTGTCTTATTATCAACCACTCTTTAAATCTTTGCCACATCTTTACCATTTCCAACCATTCCTTACTTGCATTATTAATATCAAAACTAAAGCTGCTAAAAATATTTCAATCATTGAACAACTCCAATTGCTTAGGGTTAGGTTTGTTCCAATACTTAAACCATTTGCCATCTTCATCAATCCAATCATCCCAACTATATTCAGCCATCTGTATTTGTATGGCTTGTAGAGTATCAGTTGTTAAGTGATCGGCCGATTCTAATGTAATTGGTAATTTACTGTGTCTTATCTTTTTCATTTTTCTTATTTAGGTTTCTTGGGTTTCCATTTGAGAATAAACTCAATACTGTTGGTGGTAAAAACTTATCAGCATAATTTCTGATAACTATAAACTCATAGAACAATATTGCTGGAACCATGATGATTACTGCTATTATAATGGCTAATACTTCGTTACTCATATCTGCATATCCTGTAGTTTCTTAGGCACGTTCTTTTGTATGTAATGTTGTATCACGAATGCTTCGACCAGATGAGTAAAGAACCAAAAGAATGTCAGTATTGGTACATATATCTTATAGTCTAATTCCACTATAGATACACCTAACCAAGTCAACCATAGTAAAGCCACTGTCTTAGTTAAAAAACCCACACCTGTAAATCCTAATGACATTACACTACCACGAGCAACAACAACATATACACCAACCACTAGGTGTAGTAGATTTAACATTATAGGTGCTAACACACCCAAGAGAAAATACATCATTCTTCAACTCCTTCTGGTTCATCCCAATAACGATCTATTTGCCAATCACCTTCAAAAAACTTGTCAAGATGATGTTCTACTTTATCATCAGCACTTATGTTATCCTCACCCATGTAATCGATACCAAAGTTTAAGTAATCATTTACATAACGTTGAATATCTCGACCATTGACATATAAACCATAGGTGTTCATGGGTTTGGATTTACGTAGTAACTGCTGATCCTTACATACTCGTTTGAATATGTAATGACCTAGCTTATTGAGTGACATCCATTATAAACGCCATGACTAACGCTAAATACATTAGTCCAAATAATACTAGTGATTGTAATACTTCTTTTACTTTCATTACTTATTTCCTTTTCTGTTAAATAAAAAATCTAAAATATTATCAGC